TAGATGCTCTACAGGCTTCCTATGACGCATGGCAGGAGGAGAGGACACATCGTCATCGTCGTAGATGAGAGGACTTTAGTACTAGGACTATTTTTGTAACCTAAGTAAAAAAATTTAAAATCATCTTTTCATCTTCCAAGATGTTCTGCAAGGCCATCACTTCCCGTGGTACCCCTTGCATCACCTCTTGCAAGGCTGGTTCCGAGTACTGCTACAATCATGACAAGCTCCCGCGCGCCGAATGCCCCGTGTGTCTAGAGGAGGTTCCCCACATCCGCAAGCTCCGATGTGGACATCCCCTGTGTGTAGAGTGTTATCAGAGGATGCAGACTAATGCATGCCCACTGTGTAGAAGACCCGGTTCTTATCCAATTAAAATGTGGAGGAAACTCCATGAACTCAATGAGCTACTGTACGATCTTCATGACATGAAGATGAGAGCTTTCCACGACCATGTAGATTGGGGGGTTGAGAGATACAATAGCACCCGGTACATAGACACTGTGACTAGAGTAGTGGACATTTCTTGTAGTATCCATAGTGTCGTTTTTCGCCAACCTGATTTTTTAGCACATATATCCGACGGGTGTGGCGGAATACCCAGGGGGAAGGATGATATACTGTGCTGTGTTAGGAGATTTCACAGTTGTGTGGATTCCTTTAAACATAGGACAGGTTTCCGTCCTGTGTATCGTGGGTACAAAGAGTTACCAGTGCTTTTGTACCCACTTGTACCCTCTTGTGCTAGATACGTGTCAGAGGTAGATCGCCGCTGGACTGAATACCGTGAGTGGCAGGAGTGGGAGAGTCGGCAGACCGTCCACCCACTCGCTCGCAACCATCTGGGATATGAATGGGTCCCTGATCCATAAACTCTTTTTTGTAGCCTAAGTGACTCTTTAGAATTGTAATAATTAAAATTAAAATGATCACTTTTTGGTCGAGAAGTAAAAATCCCGCACATCGCTACCTTTCCAATTTCCAACTCCTACCCCGGGGCTTACGTATTCCCAGCGACTTTTTCATTTCATATGTGACTGGATACACTTTTCCCACTGTAGAAAATGCTTTCCAGGCTTGTAAGTATGCATATTCAGATAACCCCTTGGGTATCCAGGAGCTTACGTGCTGCTCCCCACGGGAAGCGAAAAGTATGGGTTCGATGGGTGGTATGAAAAAACGCGGGACTACTCTGGATGTAGAAACATGGAACAATGTATCATTCGAATGTATGAATGAATTGATAAAACTCAGGTTCGAACAGGATTCCCAATTTAGGGAGACCATTCTTCACACAGAAGATGATTTTTATCATATCGAGACGAGACCTCCGTACATTTGGGGAGGTTGTATGAAACATGGAAAATGGATAGGTCAGAATAGACTTGGTAACATACTCAACAGCTTAAAAAAATAAAGTCTCACTATAATATAAAATGTCCGGTGGTATTGCCCAACTCGTTGCCATAGGTGCCCAGGATGCACACATCGTCGGGAAGCCCGAGGTTTCCTTCTTCCGTTCCAATTACAAGCGTCACACGAACTTTGCCCAGACCGTCGAGCGTCAGGTGATCCAGGGCAACCCCGCAGCTAACGGGATGTCAACGGTTCGCTTCGAACGCAAGGGTGATATGCTCAGCTACGTGTACCTCGCTCCCAACAACGGGACTAGTGCCGTCAAGTTTGCCCCCTCCGACTGGGTGGGTCAGATTGCCAAGGTGGAGCTACTCATCGGTGGTCAGGTGATTGACGAACACACGTCCACATTTTCTCAGTTTATCGCACCCACGATCCTCGCCCAGGGTCTCAGCAAGTCCAAGTCGGGATTTGCCGAGGCGGCGAGCAGCAAGTTTTACCCCCTCCGCTTCTCTTTCTGTGAGAATTGGCAGTCCGCGATCCCCCTCATCTCCCTTCAGTACCACGACGTGGAGATTCGCATTACGTGGGGTGCCAACCTCAGTGACAAGTGGGAGTGCTACGCGCATTACGTGTACCTCGATACCGATGAGCGCGCGACGCTCGCGGCCTCTCCCCAGAACATGCTCATCACACAGACCCAGCGTGCCATAGCCTCTCAGTCCAGGATCCAGGAAATTAACTTCAACCACCCCATTAAGCTTCTGGCCACCGCGGATGGTCAGGACCTCACCATAGCTGCCAGCTCCAACAAACTCAAGCTCCAGATTAACGGCACGGACGTCACCGACTTCAAATACGTGGATCCCCACTACACCGCCGTGCCCGCGTACTACCACACGCCTTTCTCGGCGCCCGTGTCCGTCATCACGACCGCAGCCTCCACGTTTGACCTCAACTCTAACGTTGTGAGTGACATCATCGCCAACGTGAACGCCATCAGCTACACCTCAACTCTCGCCACGGATGGTGACAACAAGAAGATGTTCCTGTACCCCTTCTGCCTCGAGACGGCCAAGCTCCAGCCCACGGGTTCCCTGAACTTCAGTCGCATCGATTCCGCTCGCCTCGTGTGCGACACTGCCATCCACGAGGATGACATTTACGGTGTGAACTACAACATCCTCAGGATTGAAAATGGGATGGGTGGGCTTATGTATTCGAACTAGTCGTATCACACCCATCCTAATGATTAATTTTCAATAGTAATATTAACATGTGGACCTTTCTTTTCCTCGCCGCCTTTATATTTCTCATCACGTACGACCCAAAGTCTGGTACGTTAAACAAGTACGTCGAACTCCCCAACGCTCCCTGTAAGGAGGGACATTACCAGGAAGTTCAATTTGCTAAGAAAGGATATCAGTGCCCAAGCCCAGATAAAACACATATGGGTAGCATAATATCTACTTAAAAACAAGATTCAATAATAGTATATAATGTTTACGTTTGACCGTGATACTGCTACTATCGCCGCCGTCATCATGTGCATCGCAGCGACGGCGTACCTTTATAGGGAGCTGAAGAAGATCAGGGAGGATTTTACCATCGCACTCGCAGATCAGAAAGAGACGGAGCCTCCCATGCAGCCGCCGCCACAGCCGCAGCCACTGCCGCAGCCGACCCCGGTTCAAAAGGCGATGTCGACACGAAAGAAGACTTCGACGGCTCCCCCCGCTGAGACGGAATCCAGTGAATAAACATATTCACGAATTATAGAATTGCCATGAGCAATGAAGAAACACAAAGCTATAGCTATACCAGTAACATTCACGGGAGGAACTCCGAGATTCCTCACAGTGAGAGACAAACGATTTAAAGAATGGATATTTGTGACGGGAGGGTGCAGACGCCGAGAGATTTTTTATCCCCTCCGATGTGCCCTCAGGGAATTGGAAGAGGAGACCAGAGGTGTGGTCTCACTCAAGAGAGGAGAGTACACGAGTTTTTCATTTACAGTCAAGGAAAGCCCGAATGTGGATTTGGAGTATACTGTTTTCATTTTTTTCGTTAATTATTCGCGTGTCGAACAGATAAATCTCGTGAAACAATTCAACGAGGAGAAGTATAAGATGCACACCAAGAAGATACACCTGAAGCGCACGTACGACGAGAATGACTATATGAGTTTCGACACTTTATCAGAGTTTAATGCACGTAATCAGTGGGATAGAATAGTGCACAATGTGGTAAGGAACCCAGAGTTTTATGCATGCGTGACTTCCCTTAATAGAAAAACATTCGCTATTAAATAATGAAGTCCAAGAATTATATTTTAATGCAGTTAAAAAACATATTGATGGACCGTAAAGAATACACGGAGGAAAAGGCGTCAGCGTGGGTCGAGGATCATAAGGATAAGACTGTATATGAGCTTTTGGTATTGAAAAAGGAAATGTCAGCCGTTCAAGAAGAGTTTAGGGATGTGTCGTGTCGTAGCTCCATTTGGCACGAAGAAGAATATTAAAAAAATAACGCGAGGTAAGTTTATGTTTAAACGTTGGTGCAAACAACAAGGATTTTGTCATGGAGGCCCCAATCTATCACACGTACTCATGGATGGTGGTATATTATCAGTACCGTTTGATAGATTGAATGACTTTTATAACGTCTACATAGAAGCAGTCAAAAAAGGGGAGAAGATTTACGTGGTGGAACAAAAGACTGAAAAGTTTCACTTCTTTGTTGACCTCGATTATAAGGATACCGAAGAATTATCATTCGATAGACTCGAAGAGGTGTGCAGAACCATATGCGATCGTGTATCGACATTCACAGACAAACATGCGCTCATATCCGTCGCTGAACCCAAAAAGTGTGGTGACCTCATTAAACACGGTATCCACATGAACTGGTCGGGATTTGTGGTGGACCACGGGTCTGCCATGGCGCTTCATTCTCATATAGTATCTGCATTGAATGTGTTGTTTCCGTCTAAAAATTG